GCGTACTTCATGCCGGTGGCGGGATCGTTGATGTCCAGCTTGTTGTCGGCGGCGAACTTCTTGAAGGCAGCCGCGCGCTCGGCATTCCACTGCCCGATGTTGATGCTGTCCGAGCCGTCGCGCCCGTCGCCCCTATTGGTCGCGCCGGTCGAGAACTGGCTTTCACGCAGGAACCCGGCGGTGATGCCGGCCGCCACCTTCTGGCTGTAGCCGTCGCCCTTCCAGAACTGCAGGCTGGCCTTCGTTCCTTCCTCGGCCTGCGGAGATCCCGGCAGGGGGTTCGCCAGCACCATCGCCTGCGTGCGCGCCGTGTCCTGCGTCCGCGCGGTCTTGATTGCGCTCTCGAGGCGCTTGTCCGTCTCGCTGTCGAGGGTCGGCTTCACGCGGTCGTATAGGCTGATGGCGGCGGCAGTGTTGCCAGAGGCAAGCGCGGCGCCGACCGCGTTGCCGTAAACCTTCGACCGGAACTCCTTCACGATCACTTCCGACCCAGGCGTGCCGGGCGCGTGACCAGACCTCAGTGCAAGGGCCTCGCCCGCCTGTGCAGCACGATCGGCCGCCGCCTGCAGCTTGACCGGGTCGGCCCAGTTGTTGTGGCCCTCGTCGCCCATCAGCTTGGCCGTGGCGACGTCGGTCTGCTTCTGCCACTCCATCGACTGCGCGGCCACGAAGCGGCTGATGCCGTTGTTCGCCTCGGCCACGCCCGCGCCCAGCATGCGGCTGAGACGCTCCCGCTGGTACGGGTTCGAGGTCTGGTTGATGATGTTGGTCTTCAGATCGATCAGCGCCTGCGTGGCGGCCGGCGCGGCGTCGATCGCGTTCTTGCCCTGCTGCCGATAGAAGGCCTTGTCGCCGTTGTAGAGCAAGTCCTGCTGAGACTTGATGAAGTCGTTGTTCAGCTCTTGGATCTTGCTGTCGTTGACGTCCTTCGCGATGCCGAGCGCGATCTCGCCCATGTTGTTGGACGCCTGGCCGAGGTTGGCGCCGGCCACCGCGAGATCGCGTGCCGTGCCGTCCTGCCAATTCCACGACGAGGGCTGCGACGGACCGAAGGCGGCGGCCGAGCCGTTACGCTCGGGCAGGCTGCCGCCGAGGGGGCGGGCCTGCGCCTCTCCGACCGGGTAGGGTTTCACAACGGCCATGGCTTACACCAATTCACTGGTCGAGACGGGCCGCGCTCCGTAGGGCTGCCCCACTGCCGCCGGGCTGGTTCCCTTGTAGGGATCGCTGTCGAAGGCGCCGTTCTGCTGGAACTTCCACCACTTCGCCGCGAGGTCGGAGGTGCCTGCAATGGCAGAGGTGACCGCGCCGTAGTTGCTGGGCGTATAGCCCGCACTGATCATCCCCGGCCGCGCGTTGTCCTGCTCGGACTGCGCGAGGTTGTAGGCGTTCTCCGCGTCGACCTGCTCCATCTTGTGGCCGTAGGCCTCGCGCACCGCGTTGGACCGCACCGTCTGGGCGTTGAACTCGCCCGCCGCAGCGATGTCGCCGTAGACGTCGACCGCCGACCCGGAGAAGTCCGTCCCCTGCCCCGCCAGCCGCGCGCGGGCCTGGCCCATCACCTGTTTCGTGCCGAGCCGCGTCTGGTTCTCCGCGACCTGCCCGCGCTGGATCGAGTCGGCCTCGGCGTTCTTGGCGATCGTCTTGCGCTGGACCGCCAGGTCCTTCTTCCACTGGGCCTGCGCCGAGGCGGCGGCGGCCTGCACCTGCGACTGGTAGACGTCCCAAGAGTTCTTCTTGGCGGCGGCCTCGGCGGCGGCAGACTGGCCGGTCAGGCTGCTGAAGATGCTGAAGCCGGTGCCGGCCGCAGACATTGCGAGGGAGCCGGCCGCCAGCGTCGATGCGGAAATACCACCAGACATCGCTACTCTCCCGTCACCAGGACGTGGTTGACGCCGTTCCTCGACCACAGCCGATCGGCTTCATCGGTGAACTCTTCCTCGGCCCGCTCGACGGTCGTCGCGTCGGTTGGGAAGAGCATGGTCAGCCAGGTGTCGGCGTGGGCGAAGAAACTGACCTTGCGGCCGGCGCTGGCCGGCACGCGCTGGAACCCCTGCAGGCGGAACTCCGCGTCGCCAATGAAGGCAGTCGTGTCGCCCACGACCACCAGCATGGTCGGGACCTTGATCTCGGCCCCCGTGATCACGACGCCGGCCGGGATGCAGATGGTCCGGCAGTACATGCCGCCATGCAGGACATGCTCGGTCGGGATGTCACACTGGGGCCGCGCGAGGATCGCCTGCTCAAGAAGACGCACGTTGTCCTTTGCGGCCTCGGTCATGGCCGGCATGCGGGGCGTCAGGGTGGCGAGGTCACGCATGCGTCACCCGCTTGAAGAAGACACGGTTGGTCTCCTGGTAGCCCCGGCGCGGCAGCACCTCGGCCAGGGCGCCACCGTAGGGCGCGCTGACCAGCAGACCGGGAGCGCCGACCTCGCGCGCCTTGTCCTCGCCGGCCTTCAGCAGGCGCAGCCCGGCGCCCGTGCCGCGGTCCTCCGGGGCCACGAAGAAGCTTTCGGTGACCGCCGACGTGACTGTGCAGTAGTGCGGCAGGTTGACCGCCAGCACCATGATGAAGCCGACCAGCCGGCCATCGACGCGGGCGTCGAAGGTGAACAGGATGCCCGCCTTCTCCATGGCCGCGTAGATTTCCATCTTCGTGGTCGGGTGCGGCATGCCGTCGATTGCAGACTCGGCGGCGTACTTCTCGAGCAGGTCATCCCAGCCGGGCGAGGCCCACAGGTCGGTGATGATAGCGGGTTCGACCGTGAGCATCAGCGTTCCCTCTCTGCGATCCAGAACATGCCCTGCGCGATCGGCACCGGGCCGGTCATCGTGAAGCCGAGGTGGCGCAGCCAGCGGACGGCGGCCCGGTACTCGGCGTCGACCACGTTCACCAGGCGCGGCCACATCGCCTGCCAGCGGTCGACCACGCGCCGGCTCTCAGGCACGAAATACCGCCGATTGCGGGGGATAAGGTCGGAACCTAGCATCCACGGCACCGCGGTCGTGCCGATCGCCGTCTGCGGGTTCACGCCCGCCATGGCCACGATCTCGTCGCCCAACCGCCAAGTGAAGGCCTCGGCCGACCGGGCGACGCTGTCCTCGAGTTCCTCGAGCGGGTCGCGGCCCAGCGCCAGCACCTCGGCGCGGTCCTCCGCGCGCAGGCGCGGGGCCAGCTCGGCAGCGTCTCCCGGCTGGGTGACGTGGCGCACGATCAAGTCGGCCACCCGGCCGAAATGTCGACCGCGTCGAGGGCCGAGCCATCGGGCGCCGCCAGGATCGCGTTCTTGATCTCGCGGGCGTAGAGACGCCGGGCGATCACGATGTCGCTGGCGACCTCGGCGAACGTCGCGAACTCGGCCGCGGTGAACGTCACTTCGGTGTTGTCGGCCGCGATGAACTTGCCCGACCAAGTCGCGCCCGGCAGGCCTGCCACGGCCCGGTCGGCCTTGACCACCAGCGCGGTGATGCGCGCCTGGCTGGCATCGTCCAGTTGGTAGGGCTTTCCCTGGTACACGAAGCCAGCGGCGTTGCGCTTGGTCAGCTCGGCCGCGACCTCGCCCAGCCGGTCGCGCTTGCGGCCCTTCAGCCGGTAGGCCAGCAGGTCGGCGTGGTCGTCGGCCAGTTCCTCCTGGCCGTCGTACTGGCGTGTCGGGAACTCGGCCTTCACGGCGCCGTTGGAGCGATCAACGAACATCAGCCGTTCCTCCCGCGCATGTCGACCCAGCCCATCGTGGTGATGTTGATGGCACTGTCGGTCGTGTTGATCTTCTTCCCGATCTGCGCCGAGGTGTTGGTATGCAGGCCGTTGATCTCGACCACGGTCCCGTTGGTCGCCGCGCCGCCAACGGACGAGTTGTTCAGCGTGCCGGTGATCCCAGAGTCGGTCTCGTCCAGCGAGGTCAGCAGCATGGTGCAACCGCCGCTGCCGCCCGAGGTCGCAGACGCCAGCAGGATCGGGAACACCACGACGCCGGACGGCACGGTCAGGGTCTGGGTCTGGCGCGAGGTGGCGCCGACCACGCTCGACGCATCGGCAACCGGCGTCACCCACTTGAAGTTGTCGCCGTTCTGCACGAACGAGGTCCACTGCGCCGAGCCGTTGGTCCGCATCCACCCGATGCGGCGCTTCTGGGTGTAGTTGGTCGGCATCGCCGGGCCAGAGGCCGACGTCGAGATCAGCACGTCGACCACGCCCGTGTCCGGCCGGCGGATCAGGTAGACATGGTAGCCGGTGTTGTTGGCGATCGACCCGGTGTCGAGCGCGCCATTGCCGGTGCCGACCGCCCATGCGCCGGTCGTCTTGCTGATCGAGGCGGCCAGCGAGATCAGGACCGCGTTGGCGCTATCCGCCGCCTGCCCCGCCGCCACCGAGAACGTGGACGAGGAACCGGCCGTCGACAGGGTCAGCGCGCTGATGTGGCCCTTCGGCAGCAGGCCCGCCGCAAATGCCGTGCTGGCCGCCTTCGTGCTGCTGTCCTCGGGCGCCTGCGTCGGCACCGTCGCGGTCGCACCGGTCATGTCGACCGTGCTGCTGAAGGTGCTGGCGCCGCTGAAGGTCTTGTTTCCGGCGATGGTCTCGTTGCCGGTCAGGCCCGCGGCCCCGATGGCCGTGCGCGCCGCCGCGGCGCTGGTCGCCGGGAACAGGTTGGCCGTGATCCAGGTCGAGGCGCCGGCCAGCGCGGTCAGGGCGGCGGCATAGGGATTGCCGCTGCTGTCGAAGGCGAGGAACGACCCGGCGCCGCTGTTCGCGCGGGTGGTCGAAGTCGGCAGGTCCCCGATCGTCCCGCTGTCGGAGACCGGCGCGAACAGGCCGCGCGTCACCTTCTCCAGCAACTGCTGCAGGATCATGGTCACGCGATCGAAGCGGCCCTCGGTGACCTCGGGGAAATACCCGCCCTGGTTCGAGAACACGTCGGGCTGGGTGTAGGGGACCGTCCGCAGGATGGTCAGCTTGGTGCCGCTGGCGATTGGCGAGCCGCTGGTCGGGTAGGTCACCGTGCCGCCGGTCTTCGTGCCGATGCCGGTCACGCTGTAGAGCGAGGACGACAGCGTCGTCTCGACGCCGCTCGCGTCGGTGTAGATCACCGACAGGAACGTCGCGTCGGGGATGGGGAACGTATACGACCAGACGGTCGTCGCGGCGTTGCCGCTGTAGATCACCTTGTTGGCAGTGGTGCTGACGGTCATTCTATTCTCCGACCTCGAGCCGGGGGATGGCTGCCAGGATCTCGGCCGGCAGCGGGTAGGCCTGCCGCACGAAGATGCGGCCGTTGGAGTTCCACGACGGGTCGATCGTGATCTTTTCGTCGCCGGTCGTGAGCTGGGTCGGGTAGCCCATCTCCTCGGTGGTGCGCTCCTTGATGTCGTCCAGCCGATCGGAGGTCGGCCCGGCCGAGAGGCCGCGCGCCCAGCGCACCCGCAGCACGACCTCGGAGACACGCTTCTGGCGGCTCTGAGGCGTCGGCTGACCCTGCTCGAGGTCGAGGGTCTCGAAGTCGCAGGTGTAGCTGAGACCGGCCAGGATGCGGCCCGAGGCGCGCTCGATCGTGATCTTGCCGCTGGCCACCGTCTGGTCGGCCATGACCGAGCCATCGGCAAACACCTTCACGGTCTGCCCTTCGAGGTGCCACAGGCCGTCCAGCGTGGCCGTCGCCACCGCCCAGTCCCACGTTGCCGTGGCCTGCAGGGAGGTGTGCGGAGCCGTCGACAGGGTGGCCGTGACGTGCGTCGTGTCGGTGTATCCGGTCACCACGACGGTGACCTGGCGCTGGCCCGAGCGCAGGATGTAGGTCGAGCCGACCGTCGCCGCGGTGAAGGGCGTGAAGCCGGCGGCGGTCATGGTGACCGTGTCGCCCGCGTTGTAGGTCGCACCCGAGATCGACAGGGTCTGCGTCGAGTTGGTGTTCCAGCCGTCGTAGCGGTAGCCGCAGTCGACGCACCATGCGTCGTAGACCGTCTGGAAGTAACGGCTCGGCATGCGTTCGACGTACCGCTTGGTCACCCCGCCGACCGTGCGGGCGACCTGCATGTACAGGATGGTCTCGTTGCTCTCTTGGATCGCCGCGACGCTCTCGACCGTGCCGCTGGTCGTGGCGCGGGTCCAGGCCGTCACGTCATGCTCGCGCAGGTAGGTCAGGCATCCCATGGTGCCGTCCGACAGCACCACCCAGATCAGCCCATCGGGGTCGCGGGCGTAGGCCCAGTCGGAGATTGTCTTGCCCTCGAAGATGTGCGCCGACAGGATCGACAGGTCCTTGCCGCCGAAACTGTCCGAGCCGCTGTCGAAGGACAGGTCGCGCACGCGCCGGCCCGAGGTCGTGACATACAGGACGGAACTCACCGTCGAGATCGGCTCGATGTTGGCCGCGCCCTCGGCGCCCTGCACCTTTACGTTGACGTTGGAAGGCGTCATCACGTCGGAGTTGATGCCAGACCATGCCTTCCAGACAGCGCCCGAGGTGAACACCAGCAGGTGGTTCAGCGGCACCAGGAAGCGGATCTCGTCCACCTTCCGGCTGGCGATCGTGCGGGTGATGGCGTCACTGTCGTCGGTCGGCTGCGAGGTGTCCATGTTGTTGAAGGATGCCGACTGCGTGGCCCACAGGGTCTGCGGCCCGTTGTTGGTGCGGGCGTACCACTGCCGGCCGTCGTGGTAGGTCGAGCAGCCGGGGTAGTTGTCGGCCGAGCCGAAGGGGTTGTTGCTCTGCGGCGGCGTGCGGCTGACGTCGGGGTTGATCGATGCGTCGGTGAAGCCGACCGGGGCTGGCGTGCCGCGGCCCACGAAACCGTAGATGCCGTTCAGCGTGCGGTAGACGTTGTAGTTCGAGGCGCCCGTCGCGCCCGTCCAGCCGATGGTCGAGGTCATCGTGTTCGAGGTGCCGAATAGCGGCCGGCTCTCCTCGCCCGTGGTGTCGTTCTCCGCGGTGATGGCGTAGCCCTGGCCGACGCCCGGTGCCGTGGTCGAGAAGACAGTCGGCGCCGCTTGGTCGGGCTGGAACGTCTTGGCGGTCAGCGTCCACGAGGTATGCGCCGTGCGGGTCAGGTTGCGCGGGGCGTAGGTCGGGTGCGTGATGGTGAGCGTGTCCGCGCTCTGCACGAACTTCAGCAGCGGCAGGTCGGCCACGGCGTAGGGCGTGGTCAGCGTGTAGAAACGCGAGACCGTGCCGCCGGTCGTCCAAGCGCCGTAGCTGGTGGTATCGACACCGGAGAGCTGGAAGGTGTTCGCCGTCGCGCCGGCCACCGTGAAGCGACGCCGGTTGATCTGCGTCATGCCGCCCACTTCGATGATCCAGACGTGGTCGCCGTTCGAGAAGCCGTGACCGATCGCCGTCACCACGCCGGGGTTCGCGCGGGTCACGCCCGTGATCGCCGTCGCGGTCTCGAGGACGTAGCCGCCGTCCTTGATCACCCGCATCTTGAGGTCTGCGAACTCGAGGACGTAGGTCTGGACCTGGCTGAACTGGAAGCCGTAGAGGCGGCTCTTCGCGCTGCTGTCGACGCACTCACCCACGAAGGCGGTGCCGGCCCGCGTCGCCGCGCCACCGTAGGGCCGGATGAAATAGTTCAGCGCCGTCCTGAGAGCCACCTGGTACTTCGCGAGGTCGACGCGACCGTACAGGCTCGGCGTGATCTCGCCGGCTGCGAAGGAGGGCTGGATGACGGTCGTCGGCATGGCTAGCGGAACAGGTACCAGAGGGCCGATTGCGGGCCGGTCAGGCCGTCGTAGCCGCGCACGGTCAGGCTCTCGGACAGGTAGGTGTTGTCCGACATCTGCTCGTTGGCATTCTCGGCCTTGGCCTTCTCGATCAGCGACATCGCCTTGTTCTCGAGGCGCGTGGCCAGCTCGGCCTTGTTCGTGATGGCGTAGCAGACCATTGCCGCCAGCGTGACGGAGAACGCCATGCTGAACTCGGGGTCGAACATGTTGGGGTCGGTGACGCGCTGGGTGTAGATGCCGACCGCCTGCTGGTAGTCGGTCCAGATCAGGCGGTTGGTCCCGTCGCTGCCGATCTCGAGCGGCACGACCGGAGACCCGGAAGGCAGGCCGGCGTCAATGCGCCAGAACTTGAGGCAATCGGACGGGTAGGCGTAGCTGTAGGTCCACCGCGTCGGCGCCGTGCCGGTCAGGGCCAGGGTCTGGGTGACGCGCGCGAAGTTCCAGTCGAGCTGGCGCAGGAGACCGTCGCGCACCGTCGTGTACCAGCGGTTGAGTTCGCGGGCCTCGGCGGTGTTCTCGGTCAGGCTCTGGATCGTGGCACGGGTTCCGAGGTGGCCCAGCGCCATGTTGGCGATGTCGACGTCAGCGGCCATCCTTCACTCCATCGGCGTCGATGCGGTCGACCAGCGCCTTGTGCCGGTTGCTGCAGTCCACGAAGGCCTTCCCCTGGCGGATCACGAACGCCGCCAATTCGTTATCGCTTGCCGGTTCCGGCGGAAGCACTGGGGGCTGGCACGGCAACTTGAGGCTGGCGTCGATCGCCGGCCGGTACAGGGTCGGCGTAAATGTCTCGCAGCCCGCCAAGAGCAGCGCGCATGGCAGGAGACTGAGCGCAGTCACGGGTGATCGGCGCGGCATAGATCTTCTCCGTCACGGTCACGACCTTGGTCTCGGTCTGGTGCAGCTTGTCGGCCAACTGGGCGACGGCCTTGGCATTCTCGCGGATGTCGTTCTCGCGCTGGTCGATGACGGCTTTCGCAGACTTCAGCTTGGCCTCGAGCGCGCCCTCGGCCGCCCACGCCCTCTTCAGCAGGACGCCGGCCGCGCCCAGCCCCAGCGCCAAAACGAGGCAGCCGATCGCCAGCGCGCGGGTCACGCCGCCACCTTGCAGCCGGCCGCCTTGAGCGCGGTCAGGAAGTCGAAGTGGTAGGCGGCGATCAACTGGGCCTTGTCGGTGCCGTTGATGATGGCGCGGGCGCCGACCGCGTCGCTGGCCATGTCGTTGAAATAGTCGGACAGACGCCGGCCGGTGAACGTGCCGTTGACCATGCCGTAGAACATGACCTCGACGGCGTGGACGAGGTCGAGCGCGGCATCGGGGTTGGCGATCAGGTCGACGCCGGTCACCGCGGACATGGCCCGGTAGTTCGCTTCCCAGGTCAACTGGACGAGGCCGCGCCCGTAATAGGGCCAGTACCGGAGATGCGTCTTGCGCCACTCTTCCGACAGCCAGTAGGCCTCGCGCACGGCAGCCATGGTGGCGTTGGTTTCGTGTTTCGCGGTCGCCAGCATGTAGGCCAGCCACCGGCAGTCGGTCAGGCCGCGGCCATCCCACTCGTGCAGGATCGCCTCGCAGCCGTCGACCTGCTGCTGGGTCATGGTGCCGCCGAAGAGTTTCGGGCGCACCGCGTCGAAGAAGGCCTTGCGGTCGATCACAGCGCGTCCTCCCGGCGCTCGGCGGCGGCGCGGTTGGCGACATGCAGGGCGTCGATGCGACCGATGATCCAGCGGCCGATCGCCTTGGTCATGGTGACGGACTGGTCGGGGCGCGTGCACCACCCTGTCGCGATCAGGACCGAGGACAGGAACCCGCCCATCGCATAGAAGGCATCGATCCAGGGCTGCCAGCCGGGCTGCAGCAACTGCAGCGGGATCAGCAGGAGGCCGATGCCCAGCAGCACGCGCGCCACCAGCAGGGCGCTGAATGGTTCGTTGACGATCATCTTCACGAACATGATGCCGGCGGCGACCAGGGCGAGGACGCCCCACAACGCTTGCCACCCCCAGCCCATGTGGCCGGGGATAGCCCAGAGGACGTCCTGCCAGGAGGTCATTTGGTCACCTTGTCGATCGCCTTCTCGGCAATGTCCCCGGCGTGGCCTTCGACCGTCTTCCCGGCTTTGACAATGCTCCAGATTGCGGGGAGCGCGACGAGGCCGGCGGTAGCGCCGACAGCGGGCGCCACGAAGATCGACCACTGGAGGTACCCGTGCACGAATGCGGTGGCGATCGAGGCCACGAACTGGCCGGCCGCCACGATCAGCAGCGCCCTGCCCTTCGTGATCGGTTCGCTGCCGATCCACAGCAGCATGCCGCTCGACAGCGCAGCGAACAGCGCCGAGACCCCCAAAGTCTCAGCGTATCGATCTAGGAACTCATGCCACCCCATTGGCCTGGTCCTAGTCGAAGTAGGCGACGTTGAGCTTGGCCGACAGCGTCTGCTCGATGAACTTGATCTTGGCCAGGTCGCCGTAATAGGCGGTCGGGACGTTGACCGCGACCGGCATGCCGACTGCGGCAGTCGGGTCGGTGCCGTCGTCGCGCCAGCGGACAGCCTGCGTTTCCGCCGTGAAGATGCACCACCGGGCGCCGGTCGGAACGGTCAGTGCCGTGGCCGCCGAAAGCGAGGTGAGCTGCTGATAGCCAAGCGGCCTATTACATCCGCTGGTCGTGACAAGCATTCCGCCGCGAGCCATGGCCTACTCCTGTGAATTGAAAAGAAGGATGGGGCGGCCCGAAGACCGCCCCGTCCCGAGTCAGGCCGACTGCACGGCCAACGGTTCGTTGGTCGCGGGGTCGATGTAGTCGGCCGGCGGCTCGCCAGACGTCATCGGCGGCGCGTCGAGCGGCGTGACCTTCGCGCTGGCGAGGGCCGCGTTCGCGGCGAGCGGAGGCTCGTCGAAGGGCCAGTAGATCTCGGCCCCCGTCTCGAACCGCTGGTAGCCGTCGTAGAACGGCACCAGCAGCCGGACCAGCGAACCCTTCTGGCACCCGGCCAGCTTGGGTTCCGGGTCCTGCACCGTCTTGACTGCCGGCCCTTCGGCCAGCTCTGGCGACTTCGCCATTGGTTACTCCTGCTAGAAGGTGGAGAAGCCCGACGGACGCGCCACGTTGTCCTGGCGATCGTCGGTGATGTACGCGGTGAAGGTGCCGGCCGTCAGCGGGCCGGTCGCCACCGTGTAGTTGACCTGGATGTAGCGGTTGAGCGTGCGCGGCAGCGTGATGCGGAGCGCTTCGTAACCGGCAACCAGCGTCGCCTTGCCGATGGCCGGCGAGACGATCACGTCGTTGAAGGTCGTGTTGTCCGTGCTGTCCTGCAGCGCAAACGTGACCGTGGCGGCGCCGGCCGCGGTGGCCGCGGTGCCGACGACGATGACGAGGTCGAGTTCGTGGCCGGCGCCCACGTTGCGGGTCGCCGTCGCGAAGTCGATGCTCTTGGTCGAGGCGGCGGTCGCGGTGACCGCCTGTGCGTCCGACAGGACGAGGTTGTTGTCGACGTATGCCATGGTGGCTGGTTCCTGTTCTGGAGTTGGGGGCCGATTACGACACGGTCGCTTCGGTGATCAGCAGCTGGTCGCAGATGCGGATCGGGATGCCGTCGTAGTCGGGGATGCGCTTGATCACGCCGCGCTGGCCGTCCTGGTCGGTGCGCTGGATCGTGGTCAGGTTGACGGTCGAGGACGCCGGCACACCCATGTTCCGCTGCTTGTTGAGGTAGCGGTAGGTGCCGCGGTTCATGTAGAGAACCGGGTTGCACGCGTCCATGTTCGGGATCTTGGCGATCGCCTGGTCGATCAGGTCGACCAGGTCCACCGGGGCGGCGTTCTTCAGACCGCCCGAGGCCGAGGTCACGTCGATGTTGCAGATGCGGACGGCGTAGCGCCAGTCGGCAACGTGCAGGCCGGCCTTCCACACATAGTGCGTGATATAGGCCTGGTAGCGCTTGTTGCTGGCGTCGAACGCGGCCTGCTCACCGAGGTCGTCGTCGGTCAGGCCGGCGGTGCTGCCCTTCGGGTAGATGCCGGTGACCTTGTCGCTGCCCCAGCCGATCAGCCAGATCGACGTGTTGTTCGAGCCGCTGCCGCCGCCCGAGATGATGTTGTTCGCCGTCTGCGACGTCGAGGTCGACAGCGAGGCGTAGCGCGGCGCGAAGCCCATCATCTTCTCGGGGCTGGTCGCGCTGTTGCCGTAGAAGAGCTGCGCGGTCATGTCCTGCGCCATGCCCTCGAGGTAGCCCTTGTTGCGGCTCAGGCGCCACGCGGCGCTGGTGCCGTTCAGATCGGCCAGCGCCCTGTCGATGACGGCGTAGGCTTCCTGCATGCCGCACACGTCGGTGACCTGCGACTCGGCCGTCTTGACCGGATCGACGCCCTGGTTGATGCGGCGCCAGGTCGGGGTCGGCAGGGCCGAGCGGACGGTCGCGCGGTGGCCGGTCGGCAGGTTGCCTTCCAGCCACGGGATGTCCTCGAGGACGCGGTTCTGCTGGGAGAGCAGTTCGATGACGGGAGCGATGCCGCCATCCGGCGACATGTTCTTGACGTAGTCCGCCAGCGTAAAGGCGGTGGTGATGTTTGCGGTTGCCACAGTGGGCCTCCTACGGGTTCATGTTGCTGTTCGGGAACGAGGCGCGAGCATCACGAGTCCCGTTCACTGCGGCGTTGCCGGGAACGAACTTGTCTTCTGCGATCGCCTTGCTGACCTTGACCATCGCCTTCACGAAAGACGGGTTGTCGGTCAGTCGGAGGGCCTCCATCCACTGGATGCCTTCCTTGTCGAAGAGCGTCTCGACGGCCTTGCGGGCGCCGGCCAACTCCTCGGGCTTGTAGGTCTTGGTGACCTCGGCCTTCCACGTCTCGGCTTGCTTGGTCCAGGCCTCGGTGTTGGCGTCGCTGACGCCCTTCGCGATGAGCTTGTCCCGCTCCAACGTGAAATCGATGAACTTCTGCGCCGCCTCGGGCGACACCTTCGCCTCGCCCAGCAGCTTCTGCGCGTCCTGCCACACGGTGTCGTCGGCCGCCTTCCAGGCCTCGGGGACGGTCAGACCGCTGTAGTCGACCGCGTTCTCGCCCTCGCCGGCCTTGGCAGGCTCGCCCGCCTTCGGCTCGCCCTCGCCCGTCTTCGCATCGGCGGGCGGCGCGGCCTGCTTACCATCGGCTGCAATGGCAGCGGCGCCATTGGCTGCCGGGGCCGCGCCACCCTCACCCGTTGCCGAGGCGGCGGCTCCGGGTGTTCCCGTGGCGGCCGGCGGGGTCGGCGCGGTCGCGGTCGGGGTCGGGGCGCCGCCAGCGCCCGTGGTGGTCGTGGTGTCTTCAGCCATCGATCTGCTCCTGCTGTTCGCCTTCAGCGTCTACGTCTTCCGCCTTCTCGATCGCGCGCTTCTCGGCAGCCGCCGCTCGCGCCTCGCGCATCATCAATTCCGTCTCGTCGCTGGCGTGCTGCTCAATGTTCTGCAGGAGGTCGATGCCGACCGACTGCCGACCGAGCGTGAAGTCCTGCTGGCGCGCGGCGTCATCGCCACCCGGCCGCCAGGCGCTCTCCCGCAGGCCGCAGAGGCCCAGCAGGCCATGCACGAAGCGGCGGCCCTCGGGGGTCCGCATCACGGCTAGCATGTCGTCGGAGGCGCGCACGTCCTCGAGGCGCTCGCGACGCTTGCGCTGGTCGACCTGCTTCTTGTTGTTCGGGTCGAACATGGCCTACAGCCCCGTTACTTCTTGAAGCGCATTCCGCCCGCCGCCGACGTCGGTCTCGGACAGGGTCTTGGCGCCCTGCACCGCGGCGCCTGCGTTGGCGATCGCCTGCTGCTGCGCGATCTGCTGGGCGCGCTGCTCGCGGATCTTCGCGACATCGTCCTCGCCCACGATGATCCCGGCCGGCGCACCGATGTCCTCGGCGTAACGGTCGATCGCCGCGTCCACGTTCAGCTTGTCCAGCACCTCAGGCTTGGCGCCCGCGATCGAGCCGGCGAACGAGAACGTGCGCTCGATCGAGCCGAGGCTCGCGGCCTTCTGCGCCTGGGCCAGCACGCTGATCAGTTCGATGTCGAGCGGGAGGCCTTGGATCTCCTTCGGCGGCGGCAGGAACAGGCGATGCTCGAACATCGTCTCGAACACGAAGTCGATCAGCGGCTGCAGCAACTCGTCGTGCAGGGACTCGAGGACGGGTCCCATCATCAACATTTTTTCTTCTTTTCTTAGCTGCAACTCGAGCTGGTTGCGCGGCTGCACGCCGTCCATCTGGCTGATCATCAAAAAGATGTCGGCGAAGAACGCGCGGTCGATCGTGCGCCGCGTCTCGGCAATCTGCTGGCGCACCTCGTTGATGCTCGACGGCTCGGGCTGGTAGAGCGGCCACATGCCGGCGCCCTTCTCGGCCGTCGGGAAGTAGTTGATCGCGCCCGGCAGGACGCTCGAGGCGCTGCCCTTCAGCGAGATATGCGCTCCCAGGGGAGGATTGACGTGCTTGTCGATCGCGTTGTGCAGGCGCTTGGTGAAGACCTGCAGGGACTTCGTGTCGGGCAGCGCGTTGTGGCCCGGCCCCTTGCTGTAGGCGTCGTTGCCGATCGGCTTCCACCGCGGCGCCAGCATCGGCCACTTTTTGT